GTTTTGGTTTGGTTAGTTGGTATAGCAATTGGTTGTCGGCATGGTTAATCGGTTTCGTTCCTCGCTCTCAAAGACTTCTTAGAAATACGTTAGAATGGTCTCAAACAAAGGCTGATAGTAACTCGGTATATTCACTTCTTTCTTAGTGACATCATACCCATCAAGCCAATTCTCCAATGACTTCTGGTCGCTCATTTCAATCTGATAACTGGTGGCAAATGCTTGGCGCAGTGTGTCTGGAATTGGAGCATAAAATCTCTGCTTACTGCCCTTAAGAAAGGCTTCGACAATGCCTGGAAGTTCAGTCAAGTTAATTCCTTGAAATTCGAACTTCTTCCGGACATCTTTGTCAAAGCCCATACCCTGGACATGCCAATTCTTAATCTCCTTAACACACCTCTCACTCATGGCTGCTCCAGCCATTTTAAGCATCAAACGGGCATAACTAGCGACGACGGGGATTCCATCAGCTTCAAAACATGCTGATATAGCTTTCGCCAATCCCAATCGTCTCATTCCTCTGCCCACCACTGGTGCGGGATACCATCCCACACGGAAAACTTGCCTACCTATCAGTCTAATGAACTTGCAAGTATAATCACCCTCATAAGTTCGGTAATAAACATACTTGCCTGAACAGAATTCCACATCAAATACATCCTGTTCTTCTAAATCCATTCTCTTAACTTCCATCTTCATTCCTAAATTTTCAAAAGTCTCACTTATTGTGTCTGCAACTGGTTTCTCTGAAAAGTAGCACATATCATCACCTTTTACTATAGGGGTGAGATTAATCTCAGGTGTCATTATGCTGTTATTCATTCTCTCTTTCTTGCCGTTGGCTTTCCAACCGGCAAACATTGTTATCAGAGTCACCAGTAATGTGTTCGATAACGTAGTGTCCATACTTCCTGAAGCCATGGTTCCAAGGACCGCATAGTTGAAAGTCATCTCTTCCATCCTCTTTTGGTCGTCTCTGCTCCCTGCGAACCAGGCTTTTGTCACTCGCAAGCTACGGAAATTCATTTTCAAGTGCGGGTAGAGTCTCTCGTAGATATCAAGGGGTACTGCCCGAAGGCCATACTTCTGTGATGCGTCACACTTGCTGCAATCGCCATCTCCCTGTTCGATACCATCTCCTAAACTCTCATACGTATTAACCAGATCACTCATCAAAGCTTCTTCTTCTTTCTTGCTTCTTCCGTTGATCCAGAAATTTCCCCAGTCCCGCATAATCACTTTGTTCAAACCATGAGTAGCACAAGCTATCAAAGCTTTATCCGCTGTACTCACATTGGAAATCAATCTACAAACTTTTGGCAGTTCCCCCAATTCTGTTGGGTTCGTCAATTCTCGCGTCTTAGGAAAAGCTGATACTGTGGTGTACTTCTTGGGAGCTTTCGGGTTCTGCAAATTCTCAGCCATGCTATCCTTTTCAGCGCCCTTGAATCCAGCTAGAAATTCTTCTATGCTAGTTTCTTCAGCTCTGAGCGGTGGCACGAATTCGTATCCCCTTCTTGTTGGCATATAAATGCCCTGTTCAACGCACACACGCACAGCAAACTTATGAAATTCAGCCAGCTCTCCGATCTTAATGTCTACGCCATTATCGACTAGCTGTCTCTGAATCACTCCTTCTAGGGTCTCAGCATAAGTGCCTTTATAACAACTAGGCACATGCAACGGCCACTTGTCTACTATGGGTACTGGCAGTACTTGGGTCACTTTCGTAGTCCCATCCCTGCCCACCTCATTGTTAGATTCTTTAGCCGCCTCATGCCATTTCAAGGCACTAACTGATTGTCCCCGTATCATACAATTGATTGCAGCCTGCTTCTTGCAGATCTGCTCTTCTAGAACTAAATCGTTCATTGCTTCTTGGATAATAACATCCAAGTCCTTCACTGCCAACTTATCTCCAACGCGCAGAATCTGCGCAGGTTTATTCTCATCTACTACAAAATGATCATTTCTCATTCCTGCGGTCAAATCAACTCGACCGCATGCTTTGCATCCTTCGACTTCGGCTGCCTCTAGACTGGACACACTGTCTTTCTCTACCATCAAAATCTTCCACATTCTCTTTAGTGTTCTGTAAGTCGCTATAAACAATACAGGCACCAAACTCAGCATGGTTCCCTGGGCTAATGAAAGCAATGCGATCTTTGCTCCAAAAGCTCTAAGAGAACTTTCTCCGCCCACACGGGCCAGAGTGGCGAAAAGGGATCTCCACCCAATCGCCGCGACACGGTTCCCAAGTACTAAAGCTACTGCAGAGACAGCTTCAATACCTAATTCAGTCAACGGATCTCTCATTTTCGTCAAATACCAAGAGAACTCGTCTTTCCATCTACGCCAGCGTGCTTCAACTTGCAGCCCGTAAGCTGTCCATATACCATCCTTTGCGAGTAATTGAGCTTCTATCTCAATACGTTGGTTTCTCAAAACCCGCTCAGTTTGGTCCAATACTGTTGGATTTACCACTTTCACCAAAGCACCCACTTTCCGGGTGTAGTCAGCCGCGCATCTATGTAGGTTCTCTTCAAAATCACCAGGCATCGGATGAATCCTTCTTAGGATTGCTGTCAACGCCTCAGATACTCCTACCTTCACTAGATGTGGCTCCATTTGATGTTAAGCGGTCCAAATAAGTTGAATCTGCTAATTTCGAGTCGGCCTGAACAGGGCGTTTATTCCGTACGCCCTTGGTCTTTTTATGGGGACCAACCACCTGAGGCACAACCATTGCCGCAGGGCCTGAATTTCCTGGTGTGCTAGGACTTGGCACACCACCTGACAACACCTGTGCAGGTACCCCGGTACTCTTAGGAATCTGGGAGACACATTGTCCTCCACTTGCCTGAAAAGCACCCTGTGGCAGCGGGATAATGCTGCTTGCTGTTGGGTTTCCACCTCCGACGACACCCCCCTTGGCTCCAAAGATCAATGATCTGTAGTCATGGTTTTCCAACCTGACTACTCTTTCCACGATCAAAGTGTCTTTGAGCTTTTGACACAGCTTGTCAACAGAGTAAGGCAGTGAATGGCGATACAATTCTTGAGTCCGTACGGGGCCTCTATCGCGCTTCTTTTGCTTGTCTTCAACATGCATAGTTACTTCATTCTTGCACAGACGAAATCTGCACTCACCAAAACTGGAATGGACCCACTGATCTTCCGGATTACCATCAAACACATGCTCAGCAGTGCTAATGAAGTCTCCGGCATCTACGATGTCCTCAGCCAGTTTCTCAAAAGTTGGCACGTAGTAACTAACATCTGTCATCAAGTATCCACGAGGCGAAGGGAGATGTGCTCCCCGAGTTTTGTGGTCAGTCATGAATTGCTCAAACTTACCATGGTAACCATAAATGGTCCTCTTTCCGTCCCTGTGTTTAAACTTGAAAAACTTCCCGTCTTTCTTTTCAAAACGGTACCCCATTGATGGGGCACAATAACAAGCGTTCCTAAACCGCTCTTCATCAAAGCGGGAAAGGAGTGGTCTAATACAAATAACAGCAATATCCGGATGTTTCTCTTGAAATTTAAACATGCGAACTATGTTAGATCCTACATCGACCACAGTATTCACTCCAACCTCACAGAATTTCTCCAACGTAAGAAACTCCATTCCATTTCGAACCTGAGCCGCCGTATCATGTAGATTCGACGGATTTGCCTTATGTGAGCGGGTCTGGGCCCCCACTCCTTCATCGGTTGCACGACTGACCAATTGGTGCAGAGCTACATGAGCCTGGACCTTAGAGTTATATAAATTAACAATCATGGTAAATCTTTCGAAACGAACAAGCACAAGAGAAT